GCGCCGCACCTCGCCATCCTTGATCATTTGCTTGAACGACTTCGCCATTTGAGTTCACTTCCGTTGGGCTGCATTGGTCGTGACGCTCGCTGCCGCGTACCTCCCGGACCAGGGGAGGGCGAACGTCACGACCAATTCAGCCGACTTAATGTGCGTGGCGGTGAGCGCTACGCACCGTAATGTGCACGGCGGTGCGCCTTAAAGCCCGCATCGGGGCGTGAAGGGAGGAGGAGCAGACTTAGAAATAAGGGGCCGGCGACAGAGGCTTACTCCGGGCCGCCGGCAACGAGGGCTGTTATTCGACGATGCAAATCCAGCGATGGTTGTGTCTATACGGAGCTCTGGTAAATACAACGTCTGTTACAAGGGTCATGCCGCGGTCCTGTAGGGCTTCGGCAAGTTGAGCGAGTGTCTCTGCTTGGATAGTCATTGCTGTCACCTCGTCAGATTTACTACGTTCATAATTCCTGACCGACAAGGCAACTGTCGGATTCATTTTTTTTGGGGGACTGCTTGAATTGCTCCAGTAGATTCCCCCTGATGCGCCCCGCTTGAGGCGCACCGGGGAATCGTCTGGCGTCACCGCCTCAGATGGCCGCTCTGCGCTCATTGCGTTGGCCTTGGGCTTCCCTCGCATCGCCTTCAATCTGAATAGGGCGATGGTCGCTCGGGATCATATTGCTCCGCGCTTGAGTGCAGCCCTTTGGCCGGCTGAGTAGGGCACGTATGCTTGGATTGCCGACCCGCTTTGTCGGCTGGGCTTAATGCTTCATTGGCAGGTTTCTCCTATGGTTTTTGATCCGCTCCATGCTCGTCGCCGGGTTTCCCCACCTCTGCCTGCTGCAGCTACTGGCTACGCATCAGGTGGCTCGCATGGTTTGGCGTCCTCCCGTTGAGAGGAGTCCGGCAGCTATCCAGAGGCTGCGTGGTCGACGACTTAGCTTGTCCCGACCCAGGTAATGGCCTGGGTGCGTCGAGGTGGTCACGTCTGGTTGTGTAAAGAGCGGTGGCCGGTGAGGGCCTAGGCAGTACTTGGTAGTAGGCTGCGATGGGTGAAATATGCACCAGTGCAATTGCACTGTCAATGCACTGGTGCATAAATTATTTGCCTGCTCATTCTTGAATCCGTTTCGCTTGTAGGGGTTACCTTTTCCTGAGGGCTTGGTTATGCTTTTCTGATGCTGGATGGATATACAGCTTAAAGGAGAGGGACATGGCCAAGCAAAAGAAAGCAGCACCTCAGGGGCGCCAAGAGGTCACCGGGCTAGAGCGCCTAAGCCTTCGTGTTTCATCGATGATCAATCACTCGATCGCGCAGTCGCAGCGCTGGGTGACAATCCATCGCCTAGACACGGATGGAGGCATGGAGTGGGAGGAGGTGATGGGGCTGTTGGCCGAGACGCCGGAGGTGGACCTGACGTTCAATGACGACGAGAGCGTGACGGTCCGGTGGGAGCCGCAGAGCGCGGAAGATCGAGACGACCTGGTCGTGGAGCGTGACTGGGAGGAGGAGAGGGTAGAGGAGGAGGCGCCATTCTAAACGCAGATAATGTATTGGTTTAGTCCCCCATGAGGGGTAACAGTCGTCGCTTCTGGCGGTCTGTGCTATTTTGAAAGTTGTGAAACCTACACCATCTAGCTAGAACTTGTATATAGTCGGTTTACTGAATTAGGGATGATAAATATATTTTTGAAGGGAAAACGACATGAATGCAAACGATGTATTTGAAGATGTCCTTGTTATAAAGGAGGAGGTGAGTGGAAATCAAACCGCAGTGCGGCTTGCCCAATCGAATAAGCTATTGATAGCTGACTCCTGTGTTCGACTGAGGCCTGTGGCCTGGTCTTGGTTTTATTTGGGTGCTCACGTCACAATGGATAGGGAAAAGGCAGGGGAGCTAATAGAGTTTGGTGAACAGCTAACTCCTCTTTACATGGTTGTTAGTTAGCCGTGCTCTATAGGCCTAGAGCACGGTGATGTCCTCTAGTTGGTAGGAAATCCTAGTTTGTCAAAGAAGGAGCGGTTCCGTTCTTTTGCGGATTTTACCAATTGGTCGAAGGATATGATTTCGATATAAGCATGGCTTGGTTCGTTATAGCCAAAATAACCTAGACCATCCGAGGTGACTCTGAGATTTGCTCGGCGGCAGCGTTTGGTCATTGTAGGGGTGAGGTCGCACACGACATAGATATACCCTGGAATTTTCTTGTTTCCGGGGATTGGTCTACCGGTTTTAGTTTGGACGCCACCCTCCCTGATGCGGTCCAAGTAACCCAGGGCTTGATCAATAGGGTCTTTATCCTCTCCTTCCCTCATGTCATCTCTCATTGGACGTTTTATTTCAACGATGGTAAGAGATGCCATAGGGAAAGAACTGCCATCGTTAACCAAGATCGGATTGTCAAAAATCCTTAAGCTCAAGATGTCAGGTTCTTTTGTTGAGGTGCTATCTGTAATGGGCATCGAATTTAGAGTCTTATCAGAAGCGAGGTAAGCGTGGAATGAAAGTCTTTCATCCAGTAACCAAAGGTTGCTTCCGTCAGCCATCACCGAATCCGAGTCTTTGCCCATAGGGAAGATTAGCTCATGAATCGTGTCTTCTCGAGCATACTTTCCATCGTCAAGTCTGACTATTGAGGCTTCCAGTATGTCTATGATCGCTTTGCGGTGCGATACATAGTTCGCAAGATCAGATTTTTTTATATCTTCAGCTTTGTTAATGTAGCTGCTGAGGCGAGCCTTGTAATCCTCTATTGACTCAGCCTTTCCTGGGCGCATGATGTCGTGCCCTTCGCTTACCAATTCTCGCTCGATTGAGTACCAGATCTCGTGTAGATGTAGATCTAAATCTTTATCTGAGATGTCGGGGGCTACGATTAGTGCATCTGATGACGCGTATCGTGTTATAAATCGGTATCGCGGTGCTTGGGTGTCAATAAAAGATGCTATTCTGCGATTGCCAGCTTCTATACTGTCTCTAAGGTAGCTTTCAAGATAAAGTTTCGCTCGATCCAGCACTTTTTCGCGGATCATACGTAAACTTATCTCTGTTTGCGAGAACATTCCATTAAAATCTTCCGCAATGTTGAAGGATGTTCTCTCGCTTCTGACATTTTCATCAAGGTATGGGGAGGAAACATAGCAGTTGTAAATGAAGTCGCCAGAGGAGTCTGTTAGCTTTCCGGTTAGACCTGGTATTTTTCCCTGAATGCCTTCCTCTTTGGCTAGACGATTGGCGGCGCATAAAGCGATTTGATGTTTCCTAGACGTTGAGTATCGAAACTTTATATGGGTTAACTCGAATGTTGAGCCTAGAATATCTATCTGCTCATGCGTAGCTGCAGACATCATATTCTTGTCATATAGTTCATAGATCTCGATAGCTTCGTGCTCATCTCTGACTGTAATCCGGGGTGCGCCATCTGGCCGAACAAAGTACCAAAGGCAGTGCTCAAGCAATTGGTTAGCAATTGTTGTTGCTGTTTTCGGCGTGGAATCTCGATAACTCGGATTGAAGCCGAGGAGCTTGATGCGAGACCCGCTGCGCACTTCCCCTTTATCCTCAGTCGAAAGATCATAGACGCCCTTGGATTCATCTAGGCTAAATGTGCGAAATTTGAAGCCGTCGCCGTGTTGATAATAGCTTTCGACTTCGACTTTATCGAAAGCCTTCAGCCACATGAGCCTCCCTACACCCCGGCAGCCTTTATCGATTTTATGGTCTGAATCAAGAGTCTGAAATGAATTGAGATTTGTATCGTTAAATCCGCAACCATTATCCGATACCGTGAATCCTGTTATTGCTTCTACACCATCCTCAATATCGAGAGATGATTGGCTGGATCGGGCGATGTCTAGAATTATGCGCCCAGTCTCTAGATTACCTTTCTCTTCAATGGAATGAATGGAGTTAACAATCGCCTCAAATACGGGAAGAAGTCCGTGGCTTTTTGGTAGCGATGTATTTCTTAGTCTTCCCTTTAAATTTGTGTGAAGTAATACGCTCATCACAATTCCATTTGTTTATACTAGACTGAATGTGTGTGAAATTTTCTAACGAACCATTCGAAAAACACCGTATCCAAATTTTGGACCTCGCCGGTGGTTCTATATGGAGCGGAAATAAAACGCGAATGGTAGTGGCTTTTTGATGGCATTACAAATGCCCTATTCCGATTCAGCCCATCGCCGCTCTCGGCACTTTTCAGACGAGATGAGCATTCCATACCAAAAGCACCCTGGCCTGGATGTAGGTCTCATCAACCCGGATGTCCTCAGGCGGATGATTCGTGTTGTCCGAGATCATCTTGAAATGGTCGCGACCTTTCTTCTGCAGGCGCTTGATGTACTGATGGCCCTGGTGGGAGAAGTAGTAGATCCCGTCGCCCACGAACTCACGGATGCTGATGTCTACGACCAGTGGGTCGCGGCTCCTGATAGTCGGTGCCATGGACTGACCGACACCCGTTATGAGCTTCAGATGGAAATGCTCTTTGAACTCGACCCCCATCTCTCGCAGGTGAGTAGGGCTCACGCGGATGTCCTGCAGCATTTCAGGGAAGTCGTGAGCCACTTCACCATCGCCCATTGCTCCGCGTACGTCGTAGTGAGCAATCCACACCTCGTCGCCGACGAGGCCTGGGCGAACAAAGTCGACGGCAATGACATTGGAAGCGGCTTGCTCGGCAGACTTTTCCTCAATGGCTTCGGCGATTTTCTGCCGAGCATCCAGAGAAAGGCCCTTGCCATGCTTTGCGAGCATCTGCTTAACGATCTCGGCAGTAGACAGGTTTTTGCGGTCCTGGGCTTCAGGCTTGGCCTCACCTAAAGGTTCGTAGCCTCGCAACTGATCTGTGGTGATTCCAAAAAAATCTGCAAGAGGTCGCACCTGCTTGTCAGTCGGCTCTTTGATCCCTTTTGGGCCCTGCGGCTTGAGAATTCGGGAAATGGTCGACTGCCCGACGCTTGTCCGGCTCGACAGCTCAATCTGGGTGATGCCGTCTCTGGCCATCAGCTGAGCAAGGATTTTATCTATCGATTTATGCATAGGTGCAATGCTGCCTCCCAGCAGTGCATAGAGCAATACAGCGGATCGTTGACATGTATGCACTAGTGCATGATGATGTGCATATCTACACAGGAGGCAGCCATGAGCGCTACCGATCTTCCGAAAAAACTGGATGCATTGCTTAGCTCTGGCATGACCTACAAGGCCATTGCAGAGCGAGCCAAATGCGACATCTCGACAGTCTTCCGCATTCGCAATGGACAGATAAGCAACCCGAGCTACCTAGCCGGGACCGCGATAGACCAAATGCACGGTGAGCTGATCGAGAGTGGCAAACACAGCCCAAAGCAATCCGTCGCCTAACCCATTCCAACTGCTAGGAGAAGTACCCGTTTGGCCTGTGAAGGCGGTAGCCCGATGTTGAATGGAAGGGCTTAGGTCTCGACTGGTCGTGAATCGAATTATCCGCTAGCTGGCACTGAGCCAGTAGATGACCAAAACACCTGCTGATCCATCCAGTACCTGAATCGCAGGCATAAAAAAACCGGGTGGCAGCCCGGCTTCTTCAACAGCATCAAATCGAGGTCGATTATGCACTCTGCAATGGATGCAAGCAACACCGCGCCCGTAGCCATTTTGCACCAGAAAGCTTTCCACAAGTCCGCCGCCCTCAACGCAGCGCGGATGATCCGACACCAGTACGCGCCTACGTCCAAGCATGCATTTCGCGCCGAGTGCGTAGAGCACCTGCGCGCGTCCCTGTGCGAGACCCAGCCATGAGCACGATCATCATGACGGCTTGTTGGCCACTCCAGGGCATGAGTCCGGCCCAGAAGTCCGTGCTGATATCCCTTGCTGACAACTCAAACGACGACGGCGTCTGCTGGCCTTCGGTGGCTCGTATCGTAGAGCGCACCTGCCTGTCCGAGCGTGCCGTACGCAACGCCTTGCGCTGGTTGGAGCAGTCTGGAGTGTTGTCTGCTCACCATCGAACAGGCCGTTCCACCTGGTACACCGTGAGCCCATCCAGCTACAACCCCGGCACCACGTGCCTCCCGGCAGCAGATGCCGGGGAACCCCGGCAGGAAATGCCCCCCACCCCGGCACTAGATGCCCCTCACCCCGGCACCACGTGCCCCCAGAACCGTAAAGGAACCATCAAGGAACCGTCAGGAGATACCGCGAGCATGCGCGAGGCGTTGAATTCGGTACCAGTCGATCAAATCGTAGGCCTGTTCAACGAACTGCTGCCAACTCTGCCGAGCGTGGTTCTGATCAACAAAGACCGCTCAGCAAAGATCAAGGCGCGCTGGGCGGAAAGCCCTGTCCACCAGGACCTTGAGTTCTGGCGTGATTTCTTCACCATCGTTGCCGGCAGTGATTTCCTGATGGGCAAGATCGACGGCAGGAATGGTGCCAAACCCTTCCGGGCCACGTTCGACTGGCTGATTGCCCCTTCGAACTTCGTGAAGGTGGTCGAGGGCAATTACCATGCGTGAGCCCTACAACCTCGAGGCTGAACACAGCCTACTCGGCGCCATGCTCCTCCGCCCAGAGCTGATCGACGTTCTCTCCGACGACCTATCAGCTGAATCGTTCTACTTCGCCGACAATGCCGAAGTCTTCCGAGGGATCATGTCGGTGCGCTCCACGGGTCGCTCCGTGGACTTCCTGACTGTGGCCGATCACCTGGGCACATTGTCCTCAGGTGATAGCGCACTGGCGTATTGCGCTGAGATCGCCAGGAACACCCCCAGCGTTGCCAACGCAAGCGAGTATGCCCGGATCGTCAGGGAGCGCGCCGTGGAGCGGGCACTGTATGACCTGAGTGACCGAACGCTGGAGATCGCCCAGAGTGGCGGCGACATCCAAGACAAGATCGCGGCCGTGCAGGCAGCTGCCATGGCGATCGACACCGGGACCGATGGTGATGAGATCGTCAAGGCTGGTGATCTGATGGCCGAGCAGCTGGAGGTCTGGCAGGAGAGGCATGACCGCCTGTCACGCGGTGAGACATTGATTGGCCTGTCCACCGGCCTGGTTGACCTCGACGAGAAACTGGGTGGCCTGCAGCCGGAGCAGTTGATCGTTGTGGCCGGCAGGCCTGCTATGGGCAAAACCACGCTCGCCATGGGGTTTGTGCTGGACGCTGCGGTCCGCCAGAAGAAGTCAGCTTTGGTCGTCAGCCTGGAAATGAGCAGGGCCCAGCTCATTGATCGAGCCACTGCGGCAGAAGGGAAAATTCCGCTCAACCTCATCAAAAATGGTTCTGCCTGCCAGTCCCATGGGGCGGAACTGTGCGCGGCAGTCGGCAAGATCCAGCACGCAAACCTGTTCATCGCCGACCGCGCCGGCGCCACGGTCGGCCGCATTCGCTCGATGGCTCGTCGGCACAAGATGCGCTATGGGCTCGACATCCTGATGATCGATTACCTACAGCTGATGGAAGGCGAGGGTGGCAATCGCACTGAAGAGGTCAGCGGCATAAGTCGCGGGTGCAAGTTACTTGCACGCGAGCTCGGTATTCCGGTTGTGCTGCTCAGTCAGCTTTCTCGTAAGTGCGAGGAGCGCCCAAACAAGCGCCCGGTGCCATCTGACCTCCGTGAGTCGGGCGCAATTGAGCAGGACGCAGACGTGATCCTGTTCGTCTATCGCGACGAGGTTTACCACGAAGACACCGAGCTCAAAGGCATCGCCGAAATCATCGTGGGGAAAGGTCGAGACATTGAGGTCGGAACCGTGCGCGCGGCTTTTTTGGGGCAGTTCAACCGTTTCGAAAGCCTCTCTGCGAGCTGGCAGCCTCCCGCCAAAGCGCCTGCGCCCGAGCGATCCCTGAGATCCAGATATGCCCAGCGAGGAGCCGCTGCATGACCGACCCAATGCACCTGCCGCCCAAGCTTTCCGAGTATCGCTGGGCGCTGTATTGCCGCAGTGACCTGCTGGATCTTGCCCACGAACCAGCCCAACCGATGGCGCTGTATCGCGACGAGCAGGCAGCTCGTAGCCATGGCCAGTGCATGTGGCCGAACACATTCCGCGTCATTGATCTTCATGGAGAAGACAGCCCATGCGGCAATCAAAACTGACCAAGGCCGCACGCGGCCGCGAATGCCAGGTGCGTATCCCTGGCGTATGCAACGGCAACCCCGAGACCACCGTCCTTGCGCACTACCGCCTGGCGGGCACCTGCGGCGTCGGCAAGAAGCCGCACGACCTGCAAGGCGCCTGGGCTTGTAGCGCTTGCCACGATGTCTGCGATGGGCGCAGCAAGGGCGTGGATCGGGACACTGCTCGTCAATACCACGCCGAGGGCGTGATGCGTACTCAGGCGCTCTTGCTGGCTGAGGCGGTGGTTACCGCATGAGCGCTCCTGCCCTCCGTCCGGACAAGCCCGGAAAACCAAGAGCCAAGCGCATCGATCGCGAAGGGTTAGAGCAGGTCGCCCTGATGAAAGAGATCGAGCTTCGATATCCCGAGGTGTTCGCAAACTTGCATCACACCCCTAACGGCGGACTGCGCAACAAGTCCGAGGCGATTCGCCTCAAAGCTCAGGGTACTAAGGCTGGCATTCCAGACCTCCAGCTGACCATGGCGAGAGGCGGCTACTTCGGCCTGTTCATCGAGTTTAAGGCCACTGTGAAGCCGGCGCCGGTATCCCTCGAGCAACAGGCCTCCATTGGCCGGCTGAACGATCAAGGCTACCTGGCTGTTGTGTGTCGTGGGCATTTCGACGCAATGGAGTGCCTGAGAGCCTACCTGGCCCTTCCCGTCACGGTGGCTGCATGAGCGCGACTCGGGAAGTCAAGCTGAGCGAGGCCGAGGTGCGCCGGCAGGCCGCCGACAAGTCGGTGCGCGACCTACGCGACCCACGTCACCCCGGCCTGTACCTGCGCTTCTGGAGCAACCGCGAGCGCGGCACCTGGCACCTGGTGTGCGGCAAGAAGTGGGTGCCGATCGCCCGCTGGCCTGACCTGTCCGTGGCCACTGTGATTTCCGAGCTGCCCGCGCTGCGTCAGCGCCTGATGCGCAACCCGGCCACTGCACCGGTGGTTTCGGGCATGGGCACCGTAGGCCAGTTGCTCGACTGGTACGCCGGCCGGATGGCGCTCGACCGCTCGCTGTCTGCAAAGCGAAAAGCCGGCGCCCGCTCCGCCATCGGGCAGCACCTAAGCCCATGCTTGGGCGATCTCCCAGTCAAATACGTCACCGCTGAGCTGATCGACAAGCACCTGATTTGGCCAGCCCAGGCCAAGCTCTCGCTGTCCTATCTGCGGCAGATGTTCGGCATGCTGCTGACCGCCTTCCGCCAAGCCCTGAAGCTGGAGATGATCGACAGCAATCCCTTGGCCGGGGTGCGCTTCAGTGACTTCACCAAGGCACGAATCGCCCCCAAGGCAGCGCGCCTGCGTGGTGTGCACCTGCCCGAGCTGATGCAGCAACTGTCCCAGGCATTCGAGGCGACCCCGCACGACGCCATGCTGGCCCTGATGATGCTGGCCCACGGTACCCGAATCGGCGAAACCCGCATGGCCCGCTGGAGTGACGTAACCCTGGCTGCCGCCGAGTGGTTCATTCCTGCTGCTCACACCAAGACCCGTACCGAGCACCGACTGCCGCTGACGGCGCAGATGAGAGCACTGCTGATCCGGTACCGGTCGATCCAGCAGGCCCGGGGGTATGAGGGCGTTTACCTGTTCCCGAATCGCCGTGGCCACTGCCTGAGCGAGACCCAAGCCAGCATGGTTTTCACCCGCCTGGGGCAGGGCGAGTGGACCAGCCATGACCTGCGCAAGGTGTCGCGCACCACCTGGACCGACCTCGGCATCGACGGCCACATCGGCGAGATGCTGCTGAACCACACGCTGGGCAAGATCGCCAGCACCTACATCCACACGCAGGCCATGGAGCAGCGCAAGTTGGCTCTGGAGAAGTGGCATGCGTGGCTTGACCGGATCGGTTTCACCGCCATCCACGGCCTTAAAGAGGCCTTATTTGAAATCCTGCAGAAATCGCCACAAGTCAATGACGGCGAGGGCTCGGGCGACCTTAGCGAATTAGTGATTAGCGAGGATTCGAAATGAAGAACGACGACAAAATCCGCGCCGAGTTCGAGCGCCGCTTCCCGGTCCCGGATGGCATCAAATGGGACCCGGCGGTTGGCGATTACGTCTTGACCTGCAAGGGCTGCTGGATGGCTGCCGAGGAAGCGGTCTTTCAGGCCCGCCGGGAGGGCTGGTGGGCATCCCGTGAAGCGCTGCGCGTCACCAATCCGTTCCCCGTTCAGATGGGCGATCCGGACGCGGCTTGGGCGCGAGAGGTGGCCGAGAAGTCGCTGCGGGCCCAGGGCCTGAAGGTGGTCGGCTGATGAAGAAGCACGGCCCAGCCTTCAAGAAGGCCGTGATCGAGCTGGACAAGTGCCCTTTGTGTCGTGGGAGAGCGGTCACAAAGAGCATGTTCTACGAGATGCCCTGCGGTCACTGCAACGGCTCCGGCTGGGTAGAGGCTGCAACTGGGAAGGCCCTGGCCCTAGATGAACTGGTGACCCAGCTCAGCCTGAAGCTTCAGGCCGCGACACGGCAGATCGAGCAGTTGAAGAACCCTCAGGCATCCGGGCCTGAGGCGACATATCACGGAAGCAACCGGCGCGGCGCCGGCGGCAGCAACTACACCGGGGATTGAGGGGGAAGGACATGATTTACAGCAGCATTCTCGCGGCGGTCGTCTCGGCCCTGGCTGCAGAAGCGATCGACAACACGAGCAAGCAGGCCTGGCAGAAGTTATACGAGCCCGGCAGCGAAGACGGCCACGACATGGCTACCTTGAGCAGATCGGTAGTGCGAGGCGAGATCAGCCGGATGGATGCTGACTGCTGGGTGTTCGCTCGTCTGCACAGCCAGCTTAAGCCACGCCACTGGGATGTGCTGGTGGCCAGGTTCAGTACTCATAAGGGCCGAAAGGTTCAGTCGATTAGCCGACTGATCCCAATGGTTGCGTCCCATGCTCCGAAGCTGTTCATCACCAGCGCCGTGACGGCTTGGGCGATCCCGAAGATAAAGGGCGCCGAGGGAAAGCGGTCGAGCGACATGATCGTGTTGCCGGCTCAATTCTACGATATCAACCGTTGGGACCCGGACGCTCGGCCTGAGCGTACCCGTCGCCGGTGGAGGAAGAGTATCGAAGGCGTGCTGGAGCAAATGGCCCACGAGGCTCTGGAGGAGGCGAGAGGCATTCTGAGCCACGAAGGCCTGTCGATGGAAAATGCTGCTTGACACCAAGTGGCCGCGTGGCCGATTATTTCCCCATCCTGTCATTCCTGCGCGTTGCTTAGGAGTGGGACTACGAAAGCCCGGCCATTGCGCTGGGCTTTTTCGTTTCTGGAGTTCGCTCGCCACTGGCTTAGTTGGACAATTCCAAAAGATCAGTGTTAACGCACTTACTCAGACTTTCTGAACAAGATCTCTTACCTCTTAGTCCCTCAAGCTAACTAAAAACCTTCAGGTGCTATCTCTTACATGGATAATCTGAGGGTCGGTACGGTAAATCCGATCAAAATCTTTTCATGTCTTGTTATGCATCGCGAAACTCGCAGCACTCAGTAGTGTTCAGGTTTATCTGATCCTAGAGTGCGATTGGCATCAACGCTTTTATCAGTGTTGATAGTAAGTATTCCCTAGTACTATTTCCAATTCGCCGGGCTGGGCAGGGACTCGGCTCGGCTACCATGAGGAGTTACCATGAGCAATTCGATCAATATCTGGGATTACGCCCACCTCGTCACGTCAAAGCCGAACGTCTCAGACCCTAGTACTTGGAACTGGACCCCGGCTGTAGCCGAGGCTGTACGTGTCGGTGGTGAAATTGAATTCACTGGCAACCAGACGTACATCATTAGCTCTGTGCAGATTCTCGCCAATTGCCGCATTCATTTCCAAGTAGGAACGGTCATCCAGCGATTGGCCAACTTCGATGGCGAGGGTACATCCTATTGGTCGAACGGCTCCGCCGTTTTTGAATTGGGCGCCCCAGGTCTTAATGTCGAGTTCTTAGGGCAATGGACCTACGATGGCAACGAAGCCTCCATGGTCAAGAAGGAACCTACAGGTTTCTTTGTAAAGTGCATGCCTAAGTCTTCAGACTCGCAAGATGACACTAAGCTCAAAATTTCGGGTGGCACCTTCCGCAATGGTACTTCAGGCTACCTGTGCTTGCGAGGTACCGACTCGGTTCGCCAGTTCAATACCTTGGTTTCAGTCATTGATTGCTTCTTCCACTCGACACGCTACGGTACCGGCCGCGATGATCCAAACACGCAAACTGCACTGGGGTATTCGCCGAACTACATTTTGTGTGCTGACTACGTGCAATTGAGTTGCCATAACTTCTGGGCCGACTTCGAAAAGCCAATTAGCACAGGGAAGTATTCGGTAACTGCGATTCTTGGCACATACGTCGGGCGGGATCCACTTACTTCCGGCCAGTGTTCCATTACCTTGACCGGTAGGACTAACTTGCGCCGCATGGGGCGCGGTGGGCCGGGGTGGAACGGTAGCTGGACAACCGCACTAAATGGTATTGGCTGCATCGATGTTTACGGCAACGGAGAGAACCTCTTCGTTGAAGATATTCGTGCAATCGATTGCTACAGCATTCCGTTGCGTGGCAAGTCCTCGCTGAAGGAATTCACTGCGGTCAAGGGTCGTTTCGAAAACTGCGTTGGTGGCATCAACATTTCGCCATCGTCTACTGGGCCAGTCCGCTGTACCGTATCGATTGGGCAGATACGAACTATTGATTGCAACATTCCAGTGATCGAAGTGACCGGCTCTACCCCGACCGAGTCAGTTCCCATGGCGACTATCGAATCCGTGCACTGTACCAACTCGAAAGGCCAAGATAACCAGGCAAACGTCGGTGTTAACCTCACCGGTGTCGTGCGTCTTCGTAACATCGAGGTTTGTACAGTAGAGGCCGTCTACTCCGACAAGAGCGATGAATACGGCATGTCATGCATCAGCATTCAGGACTTGACCATCGCCAAGGCTAGAATCAAGAACTGCGGCCGTGTCGGTGTACACGTTACCGGCTGCACTGACGTCACTATCACCGCAAATGTCGAGGCTTGTGGTGGTGAAGGTATCAACATCTCCTCGTGTACCGGTAAGGTGCATGTGTCCCGTTGCGTCACTAAAAACACAGTGAACTACGGCATTTTTGCAAACACCGCACCAGCACAAGAAATTGTGTTAGTCGACAATACTGTTTCGGAAGTTTCGGGTAGTAGTCGAGGCTTGTACGCAGCGGGTGCACTGAACCGGATTCATGGCAACATCGTGGGAGCTGGCGTCACTACCCCGTATCTCTCGGTAGGTACTTCGCGCAACCTGTCCAGCGAAAACAGCTGGGAGCCTGCGGATTTCTGGGGGACTGGCGTTGCTCCGACAGTCGGCACATACAAGCGAGGAGATCGCATCAAAAACAGCACTCCTACAGGAGCAGCAGGTTCGGTGCGTGAGCTGACTTGTACCGCAGCAGGCACGCCTGGTACTTGGGCACCTACCAACTTTTAGTCTGAGTCACTGGGCCCGCTGATGAAGCGGGCCTTCTCCTATCCGCTCCCCGCAACGGGAGGAATCGAGATGCCAAACATGCCCGAGAAGGATCCTGGCCTGTGGGCCGCTGTGCTTGCCTGGGTGCTGGCTCACCAGCCTCAGCTGTATGCCGCAGGCCTGTCGGTCGCGATCGCCGCCCTGCGGGTGGTGTATGGCGGCGGTACCCGCCGACAGATGCTCTTGGAGGGCGCCCTCTGCGGCCTCATTACTTTGGCCTTGGTGCCCTTGCTCGAATGGATGGGCTTGCCGCAAGGCATGGCTACCTTCGCCGGAGGCGCCGTCGGCTTCATGGGCGTGGAGAAGCTTCGCGGCTACTCCGACCTGTTCCTGTCTCGCAAAGCGCAAGGGTGACCCGATGATCACATTGACCGACAGCAACGGCTTAAAGCGTTATCTGACTCCCGCGGCAATTGCTCGTGTTGACGAAGCCTGCACCAGCAGTCAGTGGCACGGCATCTGTGCAATCGTTCGCACGTTCGATGGTCAGGTGCTGGAGGTTAAGCAGCGGGCTGATGACATCGTGCGTCTGATCAGCGAGGCGAAAGACTGATGGCCAGGCTCAAGACGCTTGGCTCTCGCATCAAGGAGAGCGTAGGCTCGCGAGTCAAGACGGTCACGCCAGGCAGCTGGCGGGGCGGCATGACCAGCTCTCAGCGTGGTTATGACTACCGATGGCAGAAGGCTCGAGAACAGTACCTAAATGACAATCCACTCTGCGTCTTCTGTGAGCGGAACGGTCGCACAACTGCAGCACGGGTAGTCGACCACATCTTTGCTCACCGGGGTGACATGGTTCTCTTCTGGGACCAGACCAATTGGCAGAGCCTCTGCAAGCCCTGCCACGACTCCGTCAAGCAGGCGGAGGAGGCCGCGGGTCTAGGCGGCTGAGGCGTCACCAGATCGTCGTGAGTCGGCTGACAGGAACTAGAGGCACGTCAATGGTGTGCCACGAAAAGGGTAGGTGGGGCAAAAGCTAGGGATTCTCATCTAGCTAGACCGCCTCCGACCCCACGTACACATTTTTTCCCGTTTCAGGAAAAGTTAACCATGGCTTTAACCGACAAGAAGCGGCGGTTTGTTGACGCTTTGCTGTCGGGTGCCACAAATCGCGAGGCGGCGATCGCCGCAGGATATTCGGAGAAGACCGCGTCGCAGGCGGGCTCCAAGCTTGCGAAGGAGCCCGATGTACTTGCCGAAGTCGGGCGCCGCTTGAAGCAAAAGCAGGCCTCCAGTTCTGAGGTTAAACCCTCTCGAAAAGTTAAAGCCGAACAACCTCAGGAGCAGCACGCCGATGAGCTGTCGTTAACCGAGACCGACGACCCGCGAGCCTTCCTCACTGAACTGATGAACGCAGAAGGCGCCGACATGCGCATGCGGCTGGAAGCGGCCAAGACGTTAATGCCTTATGTGCACGGCAAGGTCGCCGACCAGGGCAAGAAAGAGCAGAAGGCCGAGGCCGCCAAGCAGGTCGGTAAAGGCAAGTACTCCCAGGGCAAGCCGCCTCTCTCCGTAGTGAAGAACTGACCTATGCAATGGACAACAGCCTGCCCGGATTGGTGGAGGTGCCTTGCTGCGGGCGAATCAATCATCCCCGAGCCGCTGTTTCCAGACGAAGCTGAAGCCGGCCTCGATGTGTTCAAGGGGCTGAAGATCGTCGATGCCCCGGGCAGCCCCACCATTGAGGCTGCCTGCGCACCCTGGGTCTTGGCGTTCGCCGGGGCCATCTTCGGCAGCTACAACAGCGAGACTGGCGAGCGTCTGATCCGCGAAGTGATGCTCTGCATCCCGAAGAAAAACAGTAAATCTACGATTGCTGCAGGGATTATGCTGACCGCACTGATCCGCAACTGGCGTCTTTCGGCTGAGTTCATCATCCTGGCGCCGACCAAGGAGATTGCCGACAACTCGTTCATCCCGGCCAAAGACATGGTCAACAATGACGACGAGCTGAAAGCGTTGCTGCATGTTCAGCCGCACCTGCGGTTGATCACCCATCGCGAGACCGGTGCCACCTTGAAGGTGGTGGCTGCGGATAGCGATGTGGTGGGCGGCAAGAAAGCCGTCGGTGTCCTCATCGACGAAGCTTGGCTATTCGGCAAAAACCCGAAAGCCGCTGACATGATCCGCGAGGCCACTGGCGGTCTGCTGTCGCGACCCGAAGGCTTCATCATCTGGCTGACGACCCAGTCGAATGAGCCGCCGGCGGGTGTGTTCCGCTCCAAGCTCAACTATGCACGCGGCGTGCGTGATGGCCGGATCGACGACAACCGCTTCCTGCCGATCATCTATGAGTTCTCTCAAGAGATGATCAAGAGCGGCGAGGCGCGGAAGCCTGAGAACTTCCACCTGGTCAATCCGAACATCGACTACTCCGTTGACCGGCCTACGCTTGAACGCCTGTTTATGCAGGCTGAGCTGGACGGTGAGGCTGAATTACGTGGGTTCCTGGCTAAGCACCTCAACATCGAGATCGGCCTGGCGCTGATGTCCGACGCGTGGGTCGGAGCGGAATTTTGGGAGGCGCAGGCTTCAGCGTGGCTAAGCCTCGAAGAAATCCTCACGCGATGCGAGGTCATTGATGTTGGCGGTGACGGCGGTGGGCTTGATGACTTGCTCGGTCTTGCCGTGATGGGCCGGGAGGCGGGAACTCGCAGGTGGTTCCACTGGGCTCACGCCTGGGCCCACCCTTCGGTTCTGGAGCGCCGCAAGTCAGAAGCACCACGCTTGAGGGACCTGGAAAAGGCTGGCGACATCACCATTGTGGAACGCATCGGTGATGACGTTGAGCAATTTGCGGCCATCGTAGCTCGCGTCAATGGCACCGGACTACTCGACAAAGTTGGCCTCGACCCGGCCGGCATCGGCGCAGTGCTCGACGCGCTTGCGGATGCCGGCGTCGAGGAGGACAAGATCGTGGGCATCTCTCAAGGCTGGAAACTCACCGGCGCAATCAAAACGACGGAACGCAAGCTTGCCGAGGGTTCGCTGCTCCATTGTGGTCAGCCGCTCATGGCCTGGTCCTGCGGAAATGCCAAGGGCGTGCCTTCGGCTAACGCCTTCTTGATAACCAAGCAAGCATCGGGCACCGCAAAGATTGACCCGCTGATGGCTACATTCAACGCCGTTTCGCTGCTGAGCCTCAATCCAGAGGGCAGGGGCGGGATGGACAATTTCATGGCAGGCATTCGGGATCCACTGATCGCATGAACGCATTTCATATTTTCATCGCCTGCGCAGTGGTCGCTTTTTGCTTGGCATGCGGCGGGGTCTGGATGCTGGCTGGTACCGGTTGGGCCTTGCTGGCTGGATCGCTGAGCTTCTTCTGCATCGCCGGCTTCATCCGCAGAGGGCTTGTCAGTGATTAAAACCCTATCTCAGGCTTTGGGGGCTGCTGCCACCAAGCCTTCAGCCAGTATGAGTGAATGGCTGGGCAAGACCATCAAGCTGTCGGATGGAGGTTTCTGGAGTGCCTTCAACGGCGCCCAGTCCAGTAGTGGTAAGTCAGTCAGCGTCGATAAGGCCATGCGATTGTCCACCGTGTGGGCATGCGTTCGGATTATCTCGACTTCGGTAGCTGGCTTGCCGTTGAGCATCTACCGGCGGATGCCCGATGGTAGTCGAGAGAGCGCCCGTGATTTCCCGCTGTACGACGTTGTGCACAACAGCCCCAACGAAGATATGGCTGCCTTCCATTTCTGGCAGGCAGTCGTCGCCTCGATGCTGTTGTGGGGCAACGCCTACTGCGAGATCCATCGCTCTGCTGGGCGCGTCATCGCCTTGGACTTCCTGATGCCGTCGAGAGTCGATCTTGAATTCGACGACGATGGACGGCTCAGGTATTTCTTCAGACCCCGAAAGGGAGCCCGCCGAGAGATCCAGCGGCAGGGCATGCTGCACATCCCAGCCTTCACCCTGGACGGCCGAGTCGGCCTTTCTGCTATTCGGTACGGCGCAGATGTATTCGGTTCTGCGATGTCTGCTGACGACGCCGCCAACAGCACCTTCCGGAACGGCATGATGCCGACGGTCGCGTTTTCGGTAGACAAGACGCTGAATCCGGCCCAGCGCGTCGAGTTCCGCGAGTACGTCAAGACGATCTCCGGGGCGTTGAATGCCGGCAAGAGCCCTGTGCTCGAGCAAGGTGTGAAGCCGGAAATGATCGGCATCAACCCTGCTGATGCGCAGCTGCTGGAGTCGAGAGGACACAGCATTGAGGAAATCTGCCGCTGGTTCGGCGTCCCACCTTGGATGGTGATGAAGACCGACAAGGGCAGCAACTGGGGCACGGGCCTGGAACAGCAGCAGATCGCGTTTCTCACCTACTGCATCATGTCCTTCACGGCGCCTATCGAGCAGTGCGTGAACAAGTGGTGCATGACGGCTGTTGATCGGATCAAGTTCTACGCAGAGTACTCACTTGAAGCGTTCCTGCGCGCGGACAGCACCGGTCGCGCGGCCTATCTCAGCACGATGGGGCAGAACGGCTACATGACCCGAAACGAGGGCCGGCGGAAAGAAAATCTTCCGAGCATGCCGGGTGGCGATGTACTGACTGTGCAATCCAACCTGGTGCCACTTGACCAGCTGGGCAAGCAAAACGATAGCCAGGCCGCACGGGCCGCACTGATGAACTGGCTCCAACAGCCGGAAAAGTAAATCACGGGAGCAATCCATGAAGCACAAGATCCAGTCTCGCGGCCTGCGCAGCGAGATGAGCCCGCGCGCGCTCGAAAAATGGAATCCCGCGATCCAGGCGGCCGTCGAGAACACCTCGGACACCATCACTGTTTACGGAGTGATCGGCGAAGACTGGTATGGCGAAGGCGTCACGCTGAAACGAATCGATGCCGCTCTGCGGGCCATCGGCGAGCGAGATGTCACCGTCTACATCAACTCGCCAGGCGGCGACATGTTCGAAGGCATTGCTATCTACAACCGCCTGCAGGAGCACAGCCACCAGGTCACCACCAAGGTCCTCGGCATGGCGGCTAGCGCTGCTTCGATCGTATTCCTGGCCGGCAAAAAGCGTGAGGTGGCCAGCAGCGCCTTTCTCATGATCCACAACTGCTGGACCTGGCTCGCCGGCAATCGCAACTACCTGCGGGATATCGCTGACGACATGGAGGAGTTCGACGCCGCGATGGCAGACCTCTATGCCGAGACCAGCGGCCAGTCGACAGAAGACATGGCCGAGTTGATGGACGACGAAACCTACATCCGTGGCAAGCGTGCCGTGGAGCTTGGCCTGGCCACCGGGCTGTTGTCGCCCACTGAGGTAACCGAGCGCGAAACCGAAGACGCCGCGCAGGCCAATGCGCTCAAGGCCATGGATGTAGCCCTGGCCAAGGGCGGCATGCCTCGCTCCGAGCGCCGCGAACTGTTCGCCAGTTTCAAGTCCGGCATGCCTCGCGCTGCCGGCGGGGGTACGCATAACGCTGCCCCGCCCGACAAGCCCCGCGCTGTCGCGCCAGACCTTTCCGCCTCTCTGAGCGCGGCAACCAACCTCCTCAATTCTCTGAAAGGAAAGTGACCATGGACTTTGAAGCCCAAGTCAAGGAACTCAACGCCAGCCTCAAGGGCATTGGCGATCAGATCAAAAGCCAAGCCGAGGCGACCGAGAAGCAGATCAAGGCCTCCGGCGAAATGAATACCGAAACCCGCGCCAAAGTTGATGAACTACTGACCAAGCAGGGCGAGCTTCAGGCGCGACTGGGCGAGGCCGAGCAGAAGCTCGTGAACGCAAGCCGGGATCGCAACCATCAGGAGGAGCCGCAGAAATCGGTAGGCGCCCTCGTGATCGAAAGCGAAGAAATGAAGGACATGACCTCGTCCTTCCGCGGCTCTCGTCGTGTCTCCGTGCCGCGTGCGGCCATCACCACCGCAACCGGCGGTGACCTGGTGCAGACTCAGCGCCTGCCCGGGATCATTGCCCCGGCTCAACGCCGACTGACCGTTCGCGACCTAGTCGCGCCGGGTACCACCGAATCGAACTCCATCGAGTACGTCCGTGAGACTGGCTTCACGAACAACGCCCGCACCGTGGCGGAGACCACTGCCAAGCCGTACTCCGATCTGACCTTCGGCCTGACCACTGCGAACGTGCGGACCATCGCCCATTTGTTCAAAGCCAGTCGGCAGATGCTGGACGATGCCAAGGCCCTGCAGAGCTACATCGACGGTCGTGCACGCTACGGCCTCAACATGGCTGAAGAGGCTCAGTTGCTTTACGGCAACGGCACCGGTGTGAACCTGCAGGGCCTCATGACCGTTGCTCAACTGTACGCCGCCCCGGTTGGCGTTGCTGTGGTGGGCGAGCAGCGCATTGACCGCCTGCGTCTGGCACTTCTGCAGGCCGAACTGGCCGAGTTTCCATCGGACGGCATCGTGCTCAACCCGATCGACTGGGCGGCCATTGAGCTGACCAAGGATGGGGAAGGCCGCTACATCATCGGTCAACCGCAAGAAGGCACCAACGCGAAGCTATGGAATCGTCCGGTGGTTTCCACCCAGGCCATGACCCAGAACGACTTCCTGGTTGGTGCTTTCAAGCTCGGCGCTCAGATCTTTGACCGCATGGAAATTGAAGTGCTGATCTCGACCGAGAACAGTGATGACTTCGAGAAAAACATGGCAACGATTCGTGCTGAAGAGCGCCTGGCCTTTGCCATCTATCGCGACGAAGCGTTCGTTACTGGCCCGCTGGTCACGCCTTAACCATCCCGCAGAGCGGCGCCAGAAATGGCGCCGCAATGGAGTAATCCAATGCCACGTAAACAGGAAACACCAGCCTCCACGGCTGATGCGAAGGATTCGGTATCGACCGTTGATTCCAGCAACGGGCAGGCTGAAGCTGCCGGGTTGCCTCTTTCGCCTGGCCGAGCGATCGTTCCAGACGCTAGCGACTACGCTGATTCGGGCGTCCCTGCAACTGCGCCAGGCTCGGCGGAGGACTTGGTTTTGTTGACGGCAGAGGGGCAGGCAGCCGATGGCACTGTGCCGAATGGCGTCACAGGCGAGCAGGGTGCTGGTATCTCTACGACGGACGCCGCCGATGCCGCGTCCGAAGCCGTCGCTCAAACTACCTCAGTCTTGGCAGATAGAGGCGCCGGCGCTGATGAGTTGGCACTAGATGATCGGGCCAACCCCAACCCTGCGACTCTTCAAATCTATCCGCTGCGTTCGTACATGGATGAGGGTGAGCTTCGTCGTCGCGGCGGTCCAGCATATACGGTGCCGCGCCGGCATGCGGAGGAACTGGTGCAGCGGAATCTGGCATCACTCGAACCGCTGAAGGAGTAGATGATGCCGGTTATCAGTATGTCCATTGTCCGGCATCACCTTCGAGATCCCGATGATGATGACGAGTACTTGGAGCTGCTGGTCGAGGCGGCGGAGGGGCAGGCGATGGACTATCTGAACCGCCGTTTTTACGCCAACCAGCAGGCGCTGGATGAGGCAGTCGCCGTCGGGGATGCCGGTGATTCACCCATGGTCTGCAACAAGCAGATCCAGGCGGCTTGCTTGCTGATCCTCGGTCACCTTTACGCCAACCGTGAGGACGTGGTGATCGGGACCATTGCCACCGAGCTGCCCAATGGCTCGGTGGCACTCCTGACGCCTCACCGGATTGGGTGGGGTGTATGAGGGCCGGCCCGCTGCGTAATCGCTGCCAGGTGGCGTTCCCTCATGAAGAGCGGAATAAGTCTGGCGGTGCGACGGTGACATGGCTGCCAGCGACCCCGCCCATCATGTGGGCTGAGATTCGTACCCCCACCGGAAGGGTGGCACCAGTAGCCGAGAAGCTGTCGTCCGTAGTCACCGCCGAGATCATCGCCAGGCCGCGCGCCGACATTGCTGCCGGTTGGCGGATAACAAGACGCGGGGTGACTTACAAAGTCGAAGCTGTGCTGCCCGACAACGATAACTCGCTGATGAGGCTTCTTTGCTCATCAGTCCCAAACCCATGAGGTGAAGAATGAAAATTCGAGCACTAGGCCCGCTGACGGGCGCATCTGGTGAGCGTGAGAAGGGCGAAGAGTTCGAGGTCGACAAGGCCTATGGCGAAGGCCTGATTGCCCGGGGGTATGCCGAAGCGGTTACCGACAAGTCCGCGAAGCCAGCGAAGGCCGAACCGGCCAAGGAGTAGGCCATGAGGCGCCGGTCCAGTATTCGCGGCGATATCCGGCTGCGCCGGACGCTACGCAATATCCACAAGACGATGGACAACGAGCTCCACCCGGCCATGACCAAGGCTGCCGCCCGGGTGCTGGCCACCCAGCAGCAGCTGATCCCGAAGGACACCGGCGCTGCGTCGGCGGCGCTGCGGGTCTATGTCTCGCCCAGCGGGCTGGATGCCCAGGTAGGCATCAGGGGCAAGCGGGACAACCGCCGCTTCTTCTACCTGCGGTTCCTCGAGTACGGTACCAAGGGCTATACCGGCACCATCTACCAGCGAGCTGACCGGGACGCGGTTGGCGGCGTGCACACCAACAACCGCGACAAGTCGCAGCTGAAAGGCCGGCGCAATTCGATCCGGCAGCGCGATACGAAGAACAAGTCCGACGGACAGCACTTCTTCGGAAAGTACCCGGACATACCCGCTAGGCCGGCCCACCCGTGGCTTCGCCCATCCCTGGACGTAAACCGCGAGTACGTCATGGCCGACCTTGAGGAAGCGGTTCGCCGAACGCTGCGCAAGGCAAGCCAGGGGGTAGGTAATGGCTGACCCATCACTGGCCCTGCAGGAGGCCATCTTTGCCAGGCTTCAGGCTGAGGTCAGCTGCCCGATATACGACGGTGCGCCGCTGAACGCCGAGATGCCGTACGTCTCAATCGATCGAGAGGTTTCGGTCAACAGCAGCCCGATCTCGGGACGAAAGCGCGAAGTGCGCCTGCTGTACCTGTCGGTCTGGTCCGATGCCGTGGGCCAGGCCGAGGTCAAACGCATCAACGGCGAAGTTATCGCCGCCCTCGATGAGCGCCGGCTGCCGCTGGAGGTGGGTCGCGCGGTCTCCGTCCGGGTGGAGCAGTCCGACGCCCAGCGCGACGCGGACGGTATCACTTACCAGGGCTCGATCACCGTCCGCGTGATCACCACCCACTGAATCACCCACCGGCCGCGCCGCGGCTTTTATCCAATGTGCCTTTGGAGGAACCCCCATGGCCGACGACAACCTCAACACAGCCGCCGGCTGCCGCCTCTTCATTGGTGGCAAGACCGGCGCGGACACCCAGACCGAATACGAAGCCGACACTTACGTCGAAGTGGGCGAGATCGAAGACCTGGGCGAGTTCGGCGATACCTTCAGCAGCGTGAACTTCACCTCGCTGAAGGATGGCCGTGTGCGCAAGTACAAGGGCACCGCCGATGCCGGCGACATGACTATGACCGTGGGTTTGGACAACGTCGACGCTGGCCAGACCGCCATCAAGACCGCGCACAAGGACCGCAGCAAGGGCGACTACAACATCAAGATCACCCTCAACGACGGTGACCCTGATGCTTCGCCGGCGATTAAGCCGACCACCTTCTACTACCGCGGGAAGGTGATGAACAACACCGTCGCACCAGGTGCTGCCGATAACGTGGTCCGCCGCAACGTCACCATCGGCATCAACTCGGACATCATCGAGCTGCTGCCGGCGCCGGTTACCCCATAACTCCGCTGGGGCTTCGGCCCCGGCCTCGCAGGATCGATCTATGAACAACACCTTGCACGGCACCGTGACCGTGATGCTGGGCGATGAGCACCTCACCCTGAAGCCTACCCTTAAGGCTGTTCGTGCCATTGAGAGCCGGTTTGGCGGCCTGCGCGGCGCATCAGGAGCCCTGCATGCAGTCGGCGTAGATGCGGTGGCCTTCATCATCGCCGCTGGCGCTGACCTAGAAGGCAAGGCTGCCGAAGCCCTGCCCGAGAAGGTATGGCAGGAAGGCGTGGCCGGGCTGACGCCGGTGGTCACTAAGTACTTGGGTGCTCTCTACAATCCGCGAGGTGGTGACCAGGGAAACGACCATGCCGGGACGGCGTAAGCGCTGTCGAGGACGGCAGCTACGTCGACCGGCTGTATGGGATCGCCACCGGTTGGCTGGGCTGGGCGCCTGATGTGGCCTGGTCTACGCCGCTTCCTGAGCTGTTCATGGCCATGGATGCCAGGATTGAGTGGGCTCAGATGACCAATCCGTTCGGCAGTGGTAAGGCCTCGGGGCAGCAGGGCAAGCCGAAGGCCTCTAATGTGGCGGATAAGCTACGGCAGGCGCTGACGGGAAGACGTGCCAATTAGCGTTTTGTTAGTCTTCCCTGTTCGAGTGCGAGGGAATGACCAATGCAGAAAATGATACTGATGCTTCCTACCTTTTTGTTGCTGGCAGCATGCGGACAATCGGATGCGAAGAAGGCAGAAAGTGCAGCCGCAATGGCTGAGATAAGAAACCAGCGCGTTGCTAGAGAATTTGTGGGTGGAGTCTTAAAAGATCCAGGCAGCGCTGAGTTTCGTAATCAGCACGGGCTTTGTGGCGAGGTGAATTCCAAGAATTCGTTTGGGGGCTACGTTGGTTTCAGGAGATTTATCGCGGCAAGCAAGGAAATGGTAGTTTTCGAAAATGATGGCCGCATGAACCCACGAGATTTTGAGACAGCCTGGTCGACGCACTGTCGTTAGTTTTCCCGTTTTACTACCCGCTTCGGCGGGTTTTTTTATGGCCCGGAGAAAAGCATGGCTGACCAACAAGTCCAGGGGATGCTTGTACAGATCGAGGCGACAACTGCCCAGTTGCGACGTGAATTGGCGAGTGCAGATCAACTGGTTTCCAAGACGAGTCAGGCAATCGATCGCAATCTGGCGACGGTTGACACTGCGTTTGATAGAGCTGGTGCTGCGGCTCACGGCGCAGGGACACTCGTGCGCGGGGCCTTCGCGGCGGTTGCGGGTGCTGGCCTGATCGGGGGAATCATCAAGCAAGTTGATGCCTACGGTCAGATGTCTGACCGCATGAGGGCGGCCGCAGGGAGCGCGGGCGAATACCAAATGGTGCAGGAGCACCTAATGCAGACCGCCCAGGAGACATACCGGCCACTGGCCGAGGCCCAAGAGCTCTACATCCGCACCGCTGATGTGATGCGTAGTCTGGGCTTCAACACGCAGCAGACGCTGGATATCACTGACAGTTTCAGCTTCCTCTTGGTGACGAACGCTGCGGCGGCTGATAAGGCTGGATCGGCACTAGATGCCTACTCGAAGGCACTCCAGACCGGAAAGGTAGAAGTTGATGGCTGGCAGTCGATCCAGGCAGCCATGCCGACCATCGTGGATGCAATAGCCAACGCTACTGGCAAGGGCGCCGACGAGGTTCGCAAGCTTGGTAGCGACGGGAAGCTGGCCCTTGAGGATATTAATACTGGCTTGCTGCAAACGGTGGAGGCCAACCGCAAGGCTGTAGCAGATATGTCCACAAGTGTTCAGGATGCACTGAACAACATCGGGAATGCCACGGGGGCATTCCTCGGCAAGATGGAGGAACAAACCGGCGCCGTGGCGGCTCTGTCCAACTTCTTGGTAGTGCTGGCCGAGAACGTTGACCTTGTGGCGGTGGCGATGGCTGGTGCCGGGGCCGCAGCTTTGACCTCCTATGCCGCGAAAGCCTACACAGCAGTTGGCGCGATACTTGCCCAACACAAGGCCGGGTTGCAAGGCGCCAGGTCGGCGCTTGCGGCAGCTGAAGCTCAGCGGATTTTCGCCCAGGCACAGCTTCAAGAGGCTCAGGCTTCGGTAGCTGCTGCCACAGGCCTGCAGCGCTTGGCATTGGTGCAAAGCCAGCTCATACCAAGACAGGCCGCGCTGACCGCCTCTACTGAGACGCTGGCGATTGCCCAAGCTAACCTGAGCCGCGCAGCAACGGGCGGGCTGCTGGCTACCTTGGGCGGCCCAGCGGGACTCGCGATTATGGCTGGTACCGCCGCCGCCAGTTTCCTGCTGCTGAGGGACAACTCCGACTCACTAGAGAAGAAGCTGGGAGACCTCAGCGACCCGCTCGACAAGCTGGTCGAGCGCTTCAACAAGCTGAACAGCGCGACCCAGGCCGTTGCGCTGCGCGAACTTCAGGGCAAGATCGAAGACACGCAGAGCCAACTTTCTCAGGTTTCGGGCTCGATTGCTGATCGCTTCGAAAATGACCTTCGGGGTGTCGGAGCTGCTGGTGTCGACGGCCTGATGACTGGCCTGGCGCCCATGCCTGGGGAGGCTCAAAAAGCGCTCGACCTGGTACGGTCTGCCGCGAAAGATTTTGCCAATGGCGCGGTTGTGGACTGGAAGGCAGTCGCCGACCAGGTGCGCGGTATCCCTGGCGTTACCGAAGCTATGGCCCAGGCTATCGAAACCGGGCAGATCAAAGCCTCGGACCTAAGTGGCGAGCTGCAGAACCTGAAGACCAAGCTCGCTGAGTTGACGGGTGAGACGGACCGCAACACGGCTGCGACGACGGCCAACAATGCCGCGAAGACCGGCATGAGTACAGCGGGGCAGACCTATCTCGACACGTTGCAGAAGCAGCTGGCCGGACTGCAAGACAATGGCGATGCCAACAAGATTGCGAATCGCTACCTTGCGGAGCACGCCGACCTCACCGAAACCGATCGCC